CTCATCTGAACATTTTTCAGTGTGATTAAGAGACGCCATTGGAATTCCTATAAAGTAAATTCTCTAACAGGTTGATAACTCTATGCTCTTGCATCTCAATATCCTCATCTGAAGACTTAGGATCACTAGCTACAGTCATAAGATCATGCAAAAAGATATGCAACACTTCATGCAAAGCAGTCTTATCTATGCTCTCTGGAGTGATCTTTTCAGCCCCAAAGTCACCTAAACGATACACAGCTAATCTTGCAGTAGGGGTAAACTCAACAGAAGCCATTGCTTGCTTGGCAGGCTTAGTCCCTTTTTCGATTCTCCAATCACCAAGACTCAACACTTGTTGCCACTTTTTGATACTTTGTGCAAAGTAAGCGGCTTCGTGGGGTGTAGGAATGTTAGGCATTTCAACACCTTATAGGATATTTGTTACAGTTTAGTTTAAAAACAAAGCTACTTCAGCTTTACGTCTTTTAACAAGCCCCGCTATTTCTTTCCCACCAGCCTTAGTCCACGACATAAAAGCCTCAGCAGCGCCTTGCCAATCCTCACGATTTACCTTCATGCGGATAGTAGACCTTTGGTAATTGCCTAGCCCAGCGTTGTAGGCAAAAGAGACAACAGCGTCGAATTTGCTTTGATGATTAACAAGATTAGGAGACAGTCGAAGAACACCACGTTCAAAAGAATTGATGTCAACTTTGAACAACTCGACCAGTTCATCTTTAGACCAAACACGATTGTCTTCCTCTTTGAGTGAATAGTCAGACCTGATAAGCCCTGTATAACCCTCTTTACGGGCGTTTGGAAGGGCTAATTGGTCAGCATACATAGCGTGACCCCAACCAACAGTCCAAATTGACGCAGAGCATCTGTAAGGCTTGTTTCTATAGCCTTCAAAGAAGTGCATCAAGTCCTCACCAGCCTTGCTGATTTTCATTTCTTAGACCAAGAACGTGACCCAAACCAGAAGCCAATGATGCCTCCAAGCATTGCCATCTCATCTGTGGAGAAAATAATGTCAGAAACTCGGATCAAATCGTCCATGCTAGTTACCAAACTAGGACGGGAGTAAACGTAGTAAGCAATCCAAGCATTGATAGAACATAGTTCCAAAACAAAGATATATGTCACTACAGGGCGTACAGTACCCACAAAGTTCACCACCCATGTAGAAGCACGTTCTAAGACTTTCTCATCGTGCTTGAGAGCCGCTTCAGTCATCTGGGCATCTGTTTGCATGGCAATCTGGTCTGTGCGGATTTCCTCGACCTTCTGCTGGGCAATAAAACCCTGCGCTGCCAGTTGTAGTTCTCTCTCAGTCTGTATTTGAGCTAAGGCTAACTCATGCTTTTGGTCAGCTTTGTTCTGAAAGTAATCCAGTAGTTTTGGTAAACCAGAGATTAAAAGACCGCCTAGTGTTGAGAATAGAGAAAGCATATTTTCCTTAAAAGGGAAGTTTAGACAACAAGTAATTCACAATTCTGTCTGAAAGAAAATTGGGTAAAACTTTCAAAAGATCAATTAACAAATTAGCACCCCACCAAGCACCGACTATCTTGAAAGCCATATCTGCTTGTTTTTGATAATCATTCACCGACCACACCTGACACGAGCGCAATGGTCTAACACCTCATAGATGCCAAATGAAATAAGTGCAATAACCAATACTAGTCCACCAATAAGTAAACCCATCTCTAGGTCTTCTTGCTCTTTCTTCTTCTTACGGGCTAGTTCTTCTTTCTCTCTACGAGCATTGTGAGCATCTTCTACATCCATTGCTTGCGCTCTGGCTTTAATCTTAGCCCACACATCCATCTTGTTAGCTTGAAAGAACAACATCTGAAGTTCTTTCTCAAACTCACGGGTCTGCTCCAAAGCCATCTCAATCTCGATAGCCATACCCATGCTAGAGCCACCCTTCTTGGCAGATGCAACAGCCTTGGTAGCGTTAGACTTAGCATTGAAATACTTACCCAATAAAGGTCCAAGCGATGCCACATCATCAACAGTCTTAGAAGCCTGTTTAATGAGCTTTACGGCACTTTGAATGCCAGCTAGAGCAGTTGCGGGATCAATGGGTAACATTTAAGGAAAAGCCCAAACAATTGTGTAACTACAAAATAAGACAAAAGTAATGAAACAGATTACTGCCATTACTTCTGTCCAATCCATCATTGCTGTGGAGGTTGCATTATGGTGCTTAGCAAACCTCTTGTGTAATACGAAGGCTGAGGGCTAGGCGTAGTACCAGTTAATAAGCCACTTACTGCTTGTTCAGCAGCTTGTTTACGAAGAAATGACTGCAACTTATCTGCTCCAAAACCTGCGGCAGCAATTGGCAACGCTACTTCTGGTTTAGCAATTGATCCTGCAAAAGCACCACCAGCCATAATTTGGCTACGTTGTGGATTGAACTTGGCCATCAAGGTTAACAATGGGTCTAAAGAACTACCTTTAGCAACAGATTTAATGGCGTTTTGCTCATCTTTGCTAAACAAATTCATCTTGTTTTTGTTAGCCGCAAGATTGATAAACCCCTGGCGAATCAACTCGCTCTCAGATGCAGTAGGATTTAATGCTTTAGTTTCAGCAATATCTAAAACATTTTGAAGTGTTGTTGCACGACTTAGATTACGGAAATCTTTACGAGCTTCCATAATTGTCTTAACTGCAACATCAATTCCACCTGAACCAGAAACTACATCTTTGGGGGATAAGTTTGCAACATGGTCATCAATACTATCAACCATTTCACTTGCAAGTCTGCGAATGTTTTTATCTGGATTGCTTTTTAGATTATTTGCCAGTCTACGCATCTGCTCAATGTTGTCGAAAGTAATGTTTCCACGTTGAAGAATGCTCTCATATTTATTCAAAATGTTGGCAACAGGGGCGGCATTTTCTGGGATGTAATCAACAGCATCTAAACGAGCTTTTACCTTGTCAACAAGGTTTGTGGCGTTTTGACCAGATATTTCAATACCCTGATCGCTAACCTTTGTATAAGCCCGAGTTGCTTTTTGTTGAACATCAGCCATCGTAGTGGTAGGTTGTTTACCTGCGGCAATGCGACCAGCTACATCTCCAGCAGTCTTGCCAACAGCTCCAGAAACACCCAAAGAAGCTATTGTTGCCGCTAAATCACTACCCGTTATTTCTTTTGTAATTTCTCCAACAGGTTGTGCAGCCATTGGAGCAGCGGTAGCGGCAGGCAATTGACGAGCTAAATCAGCGCCAAAAATAGTCTTAGGAGCGGATGCCGCCATACCACCAGCAGAAACCAATCCTTGCATACCCGCTTGTGCCATTTTTTCAGAAGTAGTTTCAGGCTCAGGTACACCCATTTGTGTTAAGCCACGACTTTGTGCTTGAGATAAATAAGGAACACGCTTCTCAGAACCAATAGCAGCCGCACCAAGATTAGCCGCACCACTTAGAAAGTCAGCAACCATGTTCACAGGAGCAGATGCACCAGTAACAACAGCTCTTGTTGCCAAACCAAGTTGTCTACGCAACATATCGCCCAAACCTTGCTCTTGAGGAGCTTGAGTTGGTTGAGCAGTAGGTTGAGCCATAGTAGGCTCTGCACCACCTAAACTAGACTTAATCTTGGCAAGTGCGGCTTCATTTGTGAGGCCATCAGGCAACTCATACGAAACACCTTGGTATTCATAAACTTTAGCCATTTTGATAGCCCTTAATCAAGTTTGATTGGATTAGAAGATGTACCCAATGCAGGGCCGTAATAAGGCTCAATGCCTTGAGATTTACGTCTACTATCAATGCGTTTCTGAGCATTCTCTTTAGCTTTTGCAGTAGCCTTAACAAAGTCATCAAGCGCTTGCTTAGTAACTGTTGTATCGTATTTACCAAAAGCCGCAATAAGTTCATTGGCAAAACGCAATACGTCTTTATCCGTTTGAACACCCTTAGCCGCATCTGTCTTCAAGTTAGTTGCAGCTTGAACAGCACGTTCCAACTCTGCAAATCTCTGGCTCTCAGGAGTAGAGTTACCTGCGGCATTCTGCGCTTGATACCTTAAATTTCTAACAGGGCCAAGTTCTAATGGAATCTTGCCAGTCTTAGGATCAGGAGTCAAAGATGCAATAGCGGGGGCTAATGATGCCTCACGAGCAGTTAAAGAATCAACCAACTCAAGTTCCTTATCTTCTTCTTTCTGTAGACCAGGAGCAAGAACTTTAGGGCCTTTAAGTGATGCCGCAAGTTGAGCCAACTCTTGACGAGATTGAGCTTGCAGTTGAGCAATTTGAAGACGATTAGCACCAGCCTCACGAGCCGCATCAATCCTTGCATCAGCAGCAATCTTAGCCGCATCAATACGAGCTTGGTTAGCCGCTTGAGAGGCTTCAGTTCTAGCTTGTGTAGATTCTTTCTTGCTTTGAGCAGTTGTTAAAGCCGCTAAAACCTTCTCTGGTGGGCCGTATTGAGTCAAAACACCAATAACTTGATCTTCTGTAGCATTAGGGCCAAGTTGAGACAATTTAGCTCGTAATTCTTCTTCTTGTCTAATAGTCAGGTTAGTCTTAGCCGCTTGAGCCAAGGATGCTTGTTCTGCGGCTTTTCTCTGTCCAATAAGAGCCATCTCACTTTGCGTTTTACGAGCAAAATCCATCAAAGCCATAGCACCTTGTTGGTCGCCAATAGAGCTTAATTGTTTTGCAGCATTAGCTAAAGACTGTGGGTCAGATTGGTCTGTCTGGCTCATAATCTGTTGACGAGCGCTAATGAGCTTCATCTGTGGGTCTTCTACGCCCATCATTCCTGCAATGCCACGACCTAGTTGACCAACACCAGATTGAAGTGTTGAACGAGCCGCAGCACCTGGGTCTAGTTGTGCTAACTCATAACCTTGTTTAAGGTCTTGCTGATAACGCTGTTGCGCCAAACCTTCTGGGGTTAAACCAAATAAACTTGCAATGTCTGCCATGATATTTCCTTATGTCCACAAGCCAGGGTCGGCTAAAGCACCAGTTTGTAATGGGTTTCCTGATGGATATAAATATCTATCTACAACTCCACCAGGCGCTAATGCACTAGATACAACTTGACCAAACATTGCGTTAGGGTTACCTGCCGCAGTTAACAGTCCCGCATAAGGATTAAAGGTAGCATTTGCACCAGTATTAAAGGCACTAGATAAACGCTGTCCTTCAAGCCCTAAAGCGCCTGCCCTAGCACCTGCTGTGGATGCTTGTTGAGCAAGACTAGCACCCATAGCCAAAGGTTGTTGTGCTTGAGTTTCCAAGTTCTGTACTTGTCCCAAAGCAGTTGTGTAAGGAGCATAAGCGGCTTGTTGACCACCATAATAGTTACCCATTGCGGTTGCACCTTGACCAAGCAATCCTGCCCCAAACAAGACGTTCTGTTGACCTGCTTGTTGAGCATTAGCCGCTAACTGTAATTCTTGTTGGGCACGAGCGTTATACAAAGCCTGTAGCTCAGGAGTTGTAGCACCCAATGAGCCACCTTGAGCAACAGAAAGACCCGCACGACCTTGTTGTTGTAGACGATTCTGAAGGTTTGCCAATTCCATCTCACGAGAAGGTTGGAGCAACTGCATCTGTTGATTGATGTAGTTCTGAGCAACGTCTTGTGGAGATTGAGAAATGTACTGATTACCCAAACCAAACAAGTTTTGAGCGCCAGTTTGAAGCGGTGCAAACTGTTGTTGAGCCTGTTCTGCTTGTGTCAAACCACGACCTGCCAAGCCAACCAAACGATCCTGAGCATTCTTAGCTTCAGGGCTTAACTGATAACCAGCAGAAGTCATACGACCTGTTACGGGATCATAGGTGTAGTTAGATGTACCAAAGCGAGTGGTCATGCCAACAGGACGGAACTGAGAGGCTTCTTGAGCTGTTTGACTAGCTTTAGCAATATCAGTAGCCGCCTTTTGAGCCGCTTCTTTAGATGCTTGGCTTTGTATCAAACTACCGCCTGTTTGTAATGCACCAGAAACAGTATCACCTAAGCCTTTAGTCAACAAACCAGTAGCAACGCCTGTACCAACTTTAGTAATTGCATTAGAAAGAGCCTCTGGCACACCACCAGGACTAAAAATGCTTGTAGCAGCAGGTGTAATAGAAGCAGGAGCAAGTGCAGTAGGAGTTAAAGCACCACCAGCAGTACCGCTTAGTTCTGCCAAAGATAAACCAGTAGGAGTACCCGTAAGTAGTCCACCCTCTGCTCCAGCAATAATATCAGCCACATTAGTAGCAGTAGCAAGATTATTAGCGTTTAGCCCCAATTCACTAAGTGTTAGACCCTCTGTAGCAGCCGCAGTAGCCGCACTAGCAGCACCAGCATTCAATAAAGTTGGTAAACCAAACAGTAGTCCAGCACCAAGAGCAAACTCTTTTAGACCACTTTTAACATCTTGTTGTGTTCCAGTACGTTGCAGTTCACCAGTAGGTGTATATTGTTGATAAGCACCACCAGTTTGGTTCTCTCCTGCTTTATAGGTAATGACGTTCTCTAGTCCACCAATTTGCTGACTTTCACCAGAGCCTTGTACTTGATTAACTGCTTGAACATAAGTGTCACCAAGCAATACGGCTTGATTAGGAGGCAATGTAGCGCCTACACGAGCCGCAATCTGTCCTTCAGGTAGACCAACAGCATTAGCCATCTGAGCGGGTGATACACCATATTGTTCCATAGCAGAAACGATTTGTGCATCGCTCATGCCAGGGTTGGCTAAGAGAAAGTTAACTATGTCTTGACTAGATACTGCCATGATATTTCCTTAAACGTCACCTGTATTTGTTGATGGGAAAGCTCGTCCAGCACCCCAAATAATTCGTACTGCTCCACCAGCGCCAGTTCCTTCACGACCGCCACCACCACCATAATTAGCACCATCAATTCCAGAGCCATCCGATCCTCCAGAACCTCCCTTGCCACCTTCTTGATTTCCTGCAGTGCCACTTGTACCTTGACCCAGTATGCCTACACCACCGCCACCATATCCACCATTACTAGAAAACCATCCACCACCTCCACCAGCGCCACCAGTTCCTGATGTTGCAGTTGCATTAACTCCATTTGCTTCGCCAGCACCGCCAGTTCCACTGTAACCACCAGCGCCACCGCCACCTCCAGAATTGCTCCTTCCGTATCCAGAACTTGCATTTCCGCCTTTTCCGCCAGCGTAACCTGTGCCAATGTTTATTGTTCCTCCATTACCACCAGTAACTCCTGAACCACCACCACCACCAGTAGCCTGAACAGAACTTGCAAAACTACTTGACCCACCTCCGCCCGCTGATGTTCCACCTTGCGATCCACCAGAGCCAACAATTACTGTGTAGTTAGTGCCTGGCGTAACGGATATATTATTTGCATATGCAAGACCACCTCCACCTCCACCAGCATAATAAATACCAACCCCATCATCATAAGAATTACCACCGCCACCACCACCAACACAAACAACAGAAACAGAGGTTACTCCAGTAGGGGCAGTCCATGAGTAAGTTCCAGCCGTTGTATAGGCTTGTTGACCAGCAGGAATAACCCCACCAGCTTGAAATGCGTTAAGTGCTGCAAACATTATGGTGTGTATCCTTGTGCAACATTGCCATACCAATTAGCACCATCGCTAACAAATGAGAAGATGTCCATTTTTCCTGCTGTTGCAGTTACTGTTGGTGTACCAGCAACACTCCATTTAACACCAGTAAAAGTAGCACTACCATTACCTGTGGATGCTGCTTGTTTTAATAACAAAATAAACGACTTACCCGCAGTAGCTGTAGGCATCGTAAATGTGCAAGCAGTAGAAGCGGTTAAAGTAGCTGTCTGCACAGTGCCAGAAGTTAGACTGATCGTGCTAGAACTTGTCACAGTACCAATGGCAACCACACTCTCAACATAGTTCGTAACAGTTGGGTTTGTCAGGGTCTTGTTTGTCAGACCTTGAGTATCTGTAGTGCCAACAACATCACCACTAGGAGCGGTCTTAGCAGCAAAAGCCGCTAGATCAGAGTCATAGTCTTGCTTGGTAGCAATAGCCGTAGCAATGTTGTTGAACTCAGTATCAATTTCAGTACCCTTGACAATCTTATTTGCATTGCCAGAAGTAAGGTTATCTTTACTTGCAAAGTTAGTACTTTTGGTATAGTCTGCCATATCATTTCCTTATCTATTAAGATAATTTCCCATTTTTAGCTTGAATCTCAATCTTTTGTATAGACAATTGTGAGCCGTTAATATCTGATTCATAACCAGTTTGAACAATCTTACCCGTACCACTGGCAGATACCTTTAGAGTATTTAAAGCAATGCCATCAGAATAGTAAGCAACAGGATTTCCATTAGCACCATATTCTGCAATGCCATACTCAGAAACACCCTGAACAGGAATGGTTGCAGTTGAGCTTAAATAGTTCGTCTTAAAGTCAAAGCCCCATTTAAAGATGACAGGTTGATTCGTACCACCAATCACAACAATGGAAATCTTCTTTAAAACAGATATTTGATTCACATTACCAAGGTCAGCATGGTTCGTGTAATACTGCATCCGATACACACTTGTATGGTCGTTATATCCCGTATATTGACCAATGTAGCCATTCTTACCAATGTAGACAGCACCGCTTCTCAAAGATGCTAACGCTGTCGGAGTAATCGAGTCCCAAGTGGTTACACGGGAAGAACCATCTTGCAAAATAACCTTCGTATCAAAGCAGTAAACAGATTGAGTAACAGGCATCGTCAACAGATAGAAGCCTTCTCGCTCAGAGTAAACAGACTTAATGTTTGCCAATGTCTGTGAAGCAACATCACTCATCAAGTCATTACGTACATTCTTAGATAAGTCCCTCTCAGGAGCAGACTTCTCTTGAATCGTTCTCATCAAGGAACGAACACCTGAGTTTGACAAGAAGATCACATCAGAACTGGTTGTCTGAACACT